GATATATCAAGCTCTGCGTTATCTCTAGATGCGTCTGATAATGTACCTTTCAATCTACGCACATAATTAACCCAGTTGACCACGTTTGTTGGTGGTTCTGTATATTTCTTTAGATCTCCAACACGTCTTGGTTCGTTAGATTCAACTACTACAAAACGGTTAAGGAAACCGTCTGCTATCCTTCCGCTATTTAAAGCTCCATAGAAGTTCTTAGGTACTGATAATCCAACTAATGTAATAGCTGGCTTGTATGTCACCCTGTTCATCATTTTCTCTTTATATTCTTCCTGTACGGCCATTAAAGAGTAATTATCTGGTCGTAGAGTCCCATGACACCTTCCCCAAGCCTCCATAAGCGTTTGTATGCCATCTTCTTTGTTAGTGTTACCCGCATTACTAATTGCCTCTAAACGTTTCCCAAACTCGTCCATAATCGTTATTTGGGTAGGTCTTATCTTTAAAACAGAATGTACGGCTCCGCTAGATGTATATCCATCACCTACAACAAGCTTTTCTTGGTCTGAGGCGTTCAACACAGACTCTATAAATGTCTTGATGTTTTCCTTGCCTTGTCCTGACTTTGCAACACCCATAAAGTACATACTTGAAAAGTTATTCATGTTGGTCCGATATAAACGCCCACAGGTAACACTAGCTAATGCCAAGGCACCAACTAAGGATAGTTCCGGTTGTGGCACTTGTGCAATATCCTCGCAAAACTCAAACATATTCTTTAGTAATCCAGGTGGTGAGAATAGATCTTCTGGTCTTTTTATATTCTCAGTTGATTGTGTAAACAAAGGTGCTATTTGATTTTTACGGTCATGTGTTCTTTTGACGTTATCTACAACAGAATCTATTTCTTTCTGCGGTAAAGGTGGGTTATTGTTCTTGTTCCAGTTCTGTAGGAATACTCTTACAAACTCTAGGTTTACACTCTTAGATATAAGGTATCCAGCTATCCTTGCGGCTCCATCGTTTCTAGATCCCTCCAATACTCCATCTAGTGAGAATGGTGCCGTTTGTTTACTGCTTTCAATTTTAGGTACGCCTGTTATTTGTAAGTATTCTTTTTCGGTAAAGTCTGGTAGATCTGTATGGTCGTAGATCTTCCAATCTGGAATCATGACAGGCTTATATACCTGACCATTAGCATGACGGTTGTATGGTGCAATAATAAGGCCACCCACACCACGTATATCAATTAATCTTTCTATAGGAGTTGTGTTTGTTCGTCTTGTAGCAAACGTAGTGTAGTTTTCTGGGTTGTTGTAATAGTAATGCATACCCTTGCCTGTAATGACCTTAAACGGGCAAGCTGGTAGATTCTTTTCTACCCAATCCATAGCTTCAGGTGAATCTGCATCTACAACAACAAACTTGCCGCAGACTAATGCTACTACTAGATTATCTCTATCCTTGAACCAAGACTCTACAAGTTCCCTTTCAGGTCTTGTCTCCTTGTATTGTTCCCAGCCTTTTAAAAATGGTGGTGGTTTTTTATTTGATCTTTGTAACGGTACTACATTATATCCATCATCATAATAAGCCAGAGCAATATCCAAGGACGAGTCATCCTCGGTAATATTGAGCTGGAACATTTTATTCCTGCTCTAAAATATCTGATATTGAACCGTAAATAGATTCAAAATCTAATCTTCCCTCAGTAGCCCTTATTATTTGTTTGGCTTGTGCTATTGATGGTTGCCTATATCCATATCTCCAAGATTTGCATGTAGCTTCCGAACAGTTAAAATCTTCTGCGGCTTTTTTATAACCTAAGAATTTAATGTAAACAGGTAACGTGTAGTGATCTATTTTTCTTTCTTTGTGATTAGGTTGTATGCCCATCGTGTCTAACTCCTTCAATTTATTTATTGCTATAGTTTTGGTCCTGAAATAGTAATTTGCAAGCCAAGTTGTGTCGATTTGTTTTTTCATATACATCTCCTAAATAATATGATTTACATATTGTAGTTTCTCAGGTTATAATTTACAAGTTCATTTTTACACATATATAAGGAGGGTAGATTATGAGCTTAAAAGATAAGATAAAAACACCAGATAAAATGGTGGATCAACAAGGAGCAAAGCTTCTCATTTATGGTCAAGCGGGAGCCGGAAAAACATACTCAACACAAAGTATGCCTGGCAAAGTATTAGTCATAAGTGCGGAGGCTGGATTGCTTTCTATCAAAGATGCACCTAATGTATCTGCTATTGAAGTTTCTAGTATTGAAGATTTAAGAGAAGTTTATGAAGCTCTTTCATCTGGCGAACTATCCTTTGATAGCGTGTGTTTAGACTCAGTTTCAGAGATTTCAGAGATCTTACTGGTACATGAGAAAACAAAAAATAAAGATGGAAGAATGGCTTACCAGAACGTAAGTGAAGCCGTTACGAGTCTTATGAGATCATTTAGGGATTTAGATATGCACGTATTATTTCTTTGCAAAGAAGGTAAAGAAAATAATGATGGCATATTTTTATTTGGTCCTAAAATGGCAAGTAAACCTCTTGGTGAGGCAATAACTTATTTCTTTGATGAAGTCTTAGCATTACGTGTTTATGATGACGTTGATGAAAATGGTGATTCTGTAATTAAGAGGGCTTTACAAACACGAATACATGGAGGTTACACAGCGAAAGATCGTAGCGGTAAACTCGATAAATTCGAGGAACCTAATCTAACTGCCCTAATCGAGAAGTTAGGGTTTTCTATTAATATTGAAAATAAGGAGAGTGCATAATGTCAGACTTTAATGATGTTGATTTTTACGAGAATGCGGAGCAAATGGAATCGAAAGGTCCCGAGGTTGCTCCAACTGGTGAGTATGAGGCTAAGATAATTGCTGCTGAGAAGTACAAAGCGGATAGCGGTAATTGGACTCAGAAAATAACCTTTCAGATTGATGGTGGTAAATATCGCGATCATAATGAATGGTATAACCTTTGGTCTGCTAGTAAAGAATCCAAAAGAATAGCGAGTGAGATATTTAGTCGTCTTGCTATTGTTGTTGGATTTAAGAAGCTACCGGATCTTGCAAAAGATTTTATCGGTAAGCAACTCAGACTTGGTATCAGACAGTATGAAGATACTTGGACAAATAAAGAAGGTGAACAAGTTACATCTAATAAGACTAAAATCATTAAGATGGAACCTTCAGAATTGAAACCAACTTTGGTAGGTGATAAACCTCCCTTCTAAGTGTAGAAAAGAAAAAGGGGCTTTATGCCCCTTTTTTTTGTTTTGATATTTCTTTTGACCATTTGGCTAGCTTTACAGTTTTGCCTAATTCTTCAGGGTATTTTCTTTTAACCCATTTCCAAAAATCAGGTAGTCGCATGATACTTAAATTGTACTTTGCTCTAGCTTTTTCATATGCTTTGATTCTTGCTCGTTGAGCTTTTCTTTTAGCATCCATACTTACATATTCTTTAGATCATCAATAGCCCAGTTCAAATATACAACGGCCTTCTCTAGATCCTGGATGTTAGATCCCTTGTGGTCTTCCCTCCATATATATTTAACTGCGTTGCCCTTACAGAAACCTTTGAACTCTTCTGCCGTAAGCATAGATCTCATAGCTTCTATATACTCTATCTCACCCCTAGTGTAGTGAGGTGGTTGGTTTACTAAATCTTCACTCATTTTTCATAACCCTCCGCTACTAAAAACAAATCAATCTTTTCACTTATATCTTGTTCTAAAGGTGTGCAAAGGTCCTTTCGGTATGAGGAAGGTTCTACTAATTTATCTTCTATTTTTGTAAATAAATAATTATGCAAAGATCCGTAAGCCACCTTTTGCAATTCTTGTTTATTTTCTTCCAATATTTCATCTACAAATTTTTCAGTTCTTTTCATTTTGTCCTCCAAACTCTTAAAACAGATTTACCATCTTCTATTACAGTTCTTGACATTATTTTGCAATTTTTTCTATGTGCGGCTAGCCTGAAATAATCCACGTCATTATAAGTATGTAAAACTATAGAATCACCTATGTCCATATTGAGTATTAAATCTTCAAAGCTTGCTTTTTTTGAGTGTTTAGCAATAGGAATATCTTTTTCTATTTTAATATCTTCCATCTATCTTCTCTCCATCCTTTTCTACTACCCATATTCTGATTTCACCTTCATTTGTTGTTCTAGTAACTATTTTCATGCCAAGTCTTTTGGCAAACATATGCCAATTTGACCTCTCTGTTTTTTTAACATTTTCTGTAACCACAAATGAATCGCCTACATTTAAACCCCTAAGAAAATTTGTTTTACCAGACCGGTCCTTTTGATTTGCAATCGGTATATTTTTTTCTACTTTATACATTACTCTTCCTTCCGGCCCTTTAAATCTACGTTAACTATATTAGGTGAGTTGTATATGGTGGCTTCTTTACCGTTTAATACTGCGTTGTATTCACCCAGTAGATGCTCTAGCTTTAACCAACCAGATGTCATATCTTCATGTTTCATCTTGAAGATCTTACTTGCAAACGGTTTCTTCTTTTCTTGTGCCACAAAGATAAAGTCAACCACGTTGAACCCAGCCCTTTCATATCCGCGTTTATACCAAGCGGCTTGTAGTTCGTATTGGTACTTCCTAATGGATGATGTAAAGCCTCTAACAGAACAATCAGTAGTAGTCTTGTAATCAACCAAGATTATAGATTTCGGATCGCTAGATGGATCTAAGGGGTATCTAAGCACATCAGATTTAACTTTCAATAATAGATCTTTTTCCCACCAGAAGATTGCTCTTTCAAACGGAGAGTTAAATACTTCTGGATATTCACCTTGTACTGCTGACAAATGCTTGTGTCCTTCCGGTATTAAGGCTTCTCGCATACTGTATAAGGTTTCTTTGTCCTTAGATGATATAACGGTTAGCCCTCTGTCTTCATACTC